GTATGTCCTGCGCTTGGTTTATAAATGGTAAAAGCTTATCATTATCAATATTGCCATTAGCAGCAGTAAAAACTGAAATATCTTGTCTTGTTATGAAAAGTGCTTTACTCATTTTTTATAGTTTGGATGGTGACCGTTATTAGGCATATTCACAGGAGCTTTAATTGATTGTTTTCTGCCCCTTGGTTTTGGTTCGTAACTCTTCGGAATTGTTTTAGCTTTCTTGTAATCATCTAAATCATCACTACCCGTTTCTTTTCCTTTCTTGATCTTATATAATATTTGCTGCCATTTATGCCTGCAATATACGCCGCCTTTGAATTTAAATAAATCGTAATTTTGACCATTGTGCATAGGTAATTTAGCAGCTCTAAAATTCATATCCCTACTTGCTTTATCAATGTCTTCTAATCTATATACTATCCCTTGTCTTGTTCTTGCCATCATTTCTTTGCAAAAATCCCTACTTTCACTGCCTTTTCTGCTGCTGCCTTTAGCATATTTGTATCTTACTTTATACATTGATTTATCTAAAATAGAAAATCCATCTTCTTTACTATTAATAGTTTCGCTTAACTGTACTAATGAATTTGCCCAATCTTCTTCACTTTCGTTTTCTTCGTCAACATCTCTAATATCAATCATTTCAACTTCATCAGAATTCATTATCTCACCTTTAAGAGAGTGTAATGCATCGTGAAGTAGTTTATCACTATCTTTATCTTTTATTTGTTTAGAAGCCATTATTTCCAGCTCTGTTTCTTCTTTCTTAATTCCTGTTTCTTCTTCTCTTTGTTCTTCGCTAATTACATCATCAAGTTCCATAAACTCTAAAGGCTCAAGAGTTTTAAAATATAAGTTTAGTGAAATATCATTGTAAGCGAAAATTTCGTCAAGTGCATCAATAATTAAATGCTGGTAAGGCTTAATGACAATATTATCAAATAAAAGTGTAGCATTTTTAATCTCATCTGCATTACTTGAAAATCCATTTGCAGAACCTAACCCAAGTAATAAAGGAGACGTGACGCGATGTGTAACCATTATTTTAGTTTGGCACTCTTCACTTAAATATTGATAGTGTGCAGGCGCATCATTTAATGGTATATCTGTTATAGTTGTTGCACTTTCAGCATTGTTATTAAATGCAATTATAGTTTTTTCTCCATAACTACCAGTAAGTTTAGAAAGTACATCGTTTTTTATTTGAAGTTGCTTTTCTCTATCTGGAACACCATTATTAAAATTCACGACTTTAGTTCCGCTAAAACCATTAACAGTATCATTTATTAAATAGTCTGCAATTTCTTTTTCTAAAACTGCATAGCTTGTTTGATAGTCAGCTGGTGAATAGTAATAAAATCCAGTTAAGCTTCTTTTTACAATATATACTTCATTTTGCGATCCACTACCAAAAACAGGAAACTTTGTTAGCTTTGTGTTTTTTGTAACTTTTGTCCAATCAGGCGCATAGTAATAATTGTTAATGTTACCCTTTTCATCCATTTTTTCAGCTCTTAAAGTTTCTCTTGGGAAATAAGTAATTGCTGAAATTTTATTTTTATTATAAGTTATTTGAAAAGATGCTTCACCTAATATTTTTAAATCTTGGCAAACACATCTTAAATCTTTTGGTTTTAATAAACTTTTCATTTGAGCGTATTGCTCTGGCTTTTTACTTGAATCTGTTGCATCGATTCCTTTTCCATAAATAAGATTAACAACACCATTAATAACCGCGTTGTTAGTTGTGCTATCCATATAAGCATCAATTAAACTTTGATAGTAGTCGTTGTTATCTCCTATGCCTACCCAGTTTCTGTTACGCTCTTCTGTGATAGTTGGTCGCTCGTACTCGCTTAATTGTATTAAATGTAAATTATCCATTATAATATATAAATTGGTTATCTCCTGTGCTTTGCTCTATATAAACACCATTACTAATTTCGTAATCACTTAAAGTTTGATTGCTACAATACATCTTATCCTTAAATATAATAATATTATTAGTAGTATTTGTAATTGTAATAGTATAGTAATTATTTTCAGTCAAAGCTTGTGTAGTTGAATAAGTGTAAAAATAATCTAATTGTACAAATGTTGCTGCTTCATCAGTTAAAATAATTTTGTTTTGTCCTTCGGATTTTATCACAAGCTTATAAACTTTAGCACCATCGATTGTTTCTCTTGGTATAAAATTAATTAGTCTTGTTCCGCTTTTCGTTAATATCTGCATTATCTTAAAATAAAAAAAGGGGAGGCTAACTACTTCCTCCCCTCAAACCAACTATATTATGAATTACACAACTATTAATTGAGTATTTTTTTTAACTGTTTGTACCCTCTATTACTGTTGGAGTAGCCGAAGAACATCCCGCAAAAGGATTTCCAGAGTTACCACCAGCTATAAAGTTAGCAGGCTTCAATTCAGAAGCAGCTAAAGTTAAAGAATATCCGCTCATATCTCCGAAAGCAGTTCCAGAAGCAATCGAGCCTCCAGTCACTTCACAACCGTGTTGTAAACCGCAAAGCATAAAGTTAGAGTTTCTATCTTCAATCACTAAATGTGGTCTACCGTAAGCCATTAGCTTCAATTCCTTGTTATCTTCTTTTGTTAATTTTGGTAAAGTTAAAGTTATTGTTTGTTCAAAAAATGTAGTTCCATTTTCTCTTGATGAGGTAATAGTTTGTTCTAAACTGTTTGTCCCTTTCAAATCATATTGATAAGCATTAAAAGTTCCTGAAACATCTGTTATTTCGTCAGCAGTTTCTGTAACAGTTCCTAAATCTCCGAAATCTACAAACCAAGCTCGAACAATACCACCAACAACATCTTTGCAGTTAATTTTTCTACCTTTTGTTAAATCGCACGCCATCTTGTTTAAGTTTTAAAAGGAGCGCATTTCAACGCTCCATTATTAATTAATTTTATTAAGCGTAGATAACTACGTCTGATGTAATTCCCATTTGAACACCAGCAGTAAATCTCATAACTAATCTTACATTTTGTGAGCCATCAAGGTCTCCCATATCGATTAGCTTAACTTCGTTTTGGTCGCTTAATAAACCAGTACCAAAGAATAAGTTGGATTTTTGGGCAGCCATCATTGAATCATCTGGTAAACCAGCACCAATAACAACTTTAACACCATCATAAGAAAGTGATCCATTATTCCACCATTGAGTACCTTGTGCATTAACACCAGCAGCACCTAAACCGTTAGCGCCAAATCCACCTAAAGCTCTAACATATAATTTAGCCGCTTTTCTTGATACATAAATATGTAAATCTTCTTTTCCATAAACTCCACTTGGAATAGCATCTACTACTTTTCCCATTTCGTCTATAATATTACCAGCAGTTAAAGCAACTCCAGTAACTGGTACACATCCAGAACCTCCAGCGGTTGCTAAATAATAGAACCCGTCAAATTCTCCAGCATTGCCCGTCTGTCCACTCCAAATGTTGTTTTCAGTTTTTTCAGCTACTAATCCTGCAGCGTGTCCGATAATAAAGTCAGAAAATTTAGGAGGCATATTATCAAATGCAGAATAACCCATTTGTACTGCTTCCCAGTCATTTCTAAAATCTTTTTTACAAAACTCAAGATTTACTTGAAATTCTTCTGGTTGTAGGATTCTTTCAGTTAAAGTAACTGTTCCTGTTGCACCAAAATCACAAGTTGCATCTTTAATAATGTTAGCATCAGTTGCTACTTTCTTCAAAACCTCTTTATATTTTACATTTGGTTTTACGGTGATTAAACCGTTTTCAATTGTTGAACCACTTAAAAGTGCTGCAGAAATATATTTTCCCGCAAATTCACCAGCATAAGTAGTTGATATACTTGTTGTTGTTGCCATTTTTTTTTATTTAATTATTGTTAAAAATTTTACCATAAACTCTATCCATAGTGGTTGTTGTTCTACTTCCACCAATTTTAAAATTAACTTTTTGTTTCTTTTCTTCTGGATTGTGTTTGATAGGTTCTGCAGACATTTCAACTTGTTCTGCTTCTTTTGTTAATTCTTCTTTTTCTTCTTTGTTACCCATTTTTTCAATCATTTCTTTTAGCTCATTCATAGCCAAAGAAAATTCTTCTTTAGTAACATATTTCATTTCTTCTTCTTCTTCTAATTCAGTTTCAACTTCTTCTGTAACTGATTTTTCAGAAAGTTCTTCTTCTTCAGCTTCTTCTTCTTTAGCTGCTTCTTTAATACTATCGATAAGACCTTCTTCTGTAACTACAAGAATTTTGCCATCTTCTAATTCATATTCACCAATTGGAAGCGCAATTTGTTCTTCTTCTGTTTTAATGAATATTGATTTTCCAGCTTCAAAAGATTCTGCAACAAGTACAGTACCATTTTCAAGTGTTATTTCGGCTAATTCAATTTTACTTTCTGAAAGTTCCACACCAACAATATTTTTTATTTTGTTTAATATATCGTTTGCTTTCATAATTATCATATTATATACTTAATGTAAAAAAAAACCTTAAGTGTTATGTGTTTTTAAAATATTTTTTTTATTATGCTTTTTTCTGTATAATAAACCACTCTGTTCCATTGCTCCAAAGAGTGACACCTTCATACTCTTTATTGATTGTATAGTAATTAGTAGAACCATCTATTGTTTGACTTCCAAAAGGTGTTAAACGAGCTTGTGTATTTGTTACAAATGTAGTATCTGAAATAAATCTTATTACTCTATTTACATTATTTAAATCTGTTGCATCAGGTAAAGTCAAAGCCATA